AAAATCTCCTGGAATACACATATGCCCAGTTTTTTCTTGCCACTCATACCATAAATCTGTAGCTATTTCGTTGTATTTTATTGGCTCTTTTAATTTAGATTCTTCATCACAATACATATCAATGGTCTTACCATTTTCTATCCCCTGTTGAATTTCTATTGTATCACAATTCAACAATGGATATAGTTCTTTGAATGTTGGCTCTTTGTCAAACATATGTACTGTTTGTGTTCTTGGTTCTGCATTTAGTATTACTACTTTGTACATTACTTGTTCTCCTTTTGTTTTATTTCGTTTAAATAGTTTCGTATTAAAACTTTAATTACTCCAGACATTGAATAACCTGTGTTATTACAATAATCTTTTAACTCTTTATAAAGATCATTAGTTAATGTAACTCCAAGTACTCCGTATCTGTTTTTCCATTTACGTTCAAACTTTTTTAATTCAAGTTGTTCTTTAATTAGTTCTAGGTCCATTGTTTCCTCAATAGTTTAGTTATTAATTTTAATGCTGCTTGATCTTTAATAAATTCTTTTCCGTGATAATCACCAAATTTATTACGATCATAGATATGTCTTGAACTCCAAAATATATCATACTTCCATTCTTCCCATTTATCTAATAACTTTTGTTTATTTTTTATATTAAGCTTCATAGTATTAGTTCTTCACTTTCTGGTTCAGGTTTATAATACTTAGATTTTTTGCTTATTCTTTCATAAGCAGCTAATCTGTATTTTACATATTTATAAGTTCGAATATCTTTTTGACTTAGTTGATGTCCAAGCATTTCAGTTGCCATTAAATATGATTTAATTATTCTGTAAGCTTGATTAAGATATTCTATATCTACTTTTATTTGTGGTTTTGTTTTTATTCCCATATACATTGATACATAAAAATTTCACTACCTTTATAAAAAGTAGCTTGTTGTTTATTGCCTTTATAATTTTTAACAGTTTTTGAATAAGTTATTTCAGTAAACTTTTTATCACAATCACTAAATGATTTTGAATTGTTTATTGGTATTGATAACTGTGATCCATTCATAAATGTTAATATTAAAGCTATTGTTTTCATTAATCTAAATACTTTCGTATTTTACTTTTAACGATATCAACCCAATCGTAAAATTCTTTAAAATAATTACGATACTCTTTACTTCTTTTTTTCTTGATTTCTTCAAAAGCTTCTTTTGTAGCTTTATCTAGAATCTTTAGTTGTTTTACTGGATTTAACATTATTCCTTTCTTGAAGTTCGGTAGTTGCCTGTGGCTCTACAGAACTTGTTAGTTTTTGTCTGATTTTTTCATGCAAAACTTTTTGCCATTTCTGATTAGTTTTTTTGTCATCAGAAAATGTTAAGACTTCAACGTGTTTATTTAACCACTTTTGCAATTCGTCTTTCATTTTTATCTCCATATAGTTTGCTTAAGTTTCTGGCTTTTGACATCCATTCAACTGGGGTTAAGTTACTTAACCAGTCGCTTACGGATGGTATATAGCCACAATCTTCTATCACATGCTGTTCAGCAATTAATTTAACTGGAACGTGCTTTCCAGTATTAAGTACTATGTAATCACCAAACTCATTAATACATTCTTGTATTCCTAATGAGTGGTGTCTTAATGCTCTATGTCTAAAGTCTGGATGGAAAGCTTTAGTGAAATCGAACCAATTATGGATTCGAAGATAATCATCTAAAGTTCCACCCCATTTACTTACACTTGACTGAGCATGATATACTGCTGTTGCCATATTATTATTCAGTTAAAGTTACACTTATTCTGCCTGAATCATTTAAAGGTTGCCAATCTTCTACTGTTTCATTGCCTTCTAATTTGTATTCTCCAGTAATTACATTTAGTAATACTGTACCATTTACATTGTATTCTCCAGCAAATGAACCAAATCGATCTAATGCACCAAGTTTCCAGAAGATTTCATCTAAACTGATATCTTCTAATGACTGATATTTACATTCATCATAGTAAAAAACATCTATTTTTTTTACTCCTTTGTCTGCATCATCGTATTGTCTTTTAACTAATGTTCGAATGTAATAAGATTTATTATTACAATCTTTTAAGTTAATTTCTTTTTTATCTTTGTCTAACCAAGTAAAACTATCGTAACCACCTTCATCATGCCCACCTGAAAATTCAGCTTCAGCATATTGAATGTTTAGTCTCTTAAATTCTTCTGCGAATCCTTCAAGAAAACTTGATACGTTTTTTTCGTTTACTTGTTTATCTAATTGTCTTTGTCTTTCGTAATATTTACCGCCATGTTTTGGATTTTTTATAGTTTCTAAAAAATTTATTACTGTATATATCATTGTTATCCTTTTGTTATGGGCATTGTTTATAGAATGTTAATTCATTCACCAGGAATAATTTTAATTGGATTTCCTGGATGGTAGTTAAACCCTTACTCCCAAACCCATTATTAGTTTATTTTTCTAATTGAAGCATCTGTTTTGGAGCTTGTACTTCAATTTTAGCTTTTTTAAATGTATGCCCAAGATATTTCCAAACATCTTGTATGCTTTGACCAGAATATAAAATATTCTGAGCTTCTTCTTGCATTACATCTAAAACTATTTTTTCTTTAAACTTATCTGATCTTTCAATAAGTTTTTGTGTTTCGTCTGCACATTTCTCACGTAAATAATATTTAACATTATCTACATTTTGAAACCAATCATCAGACTTATTATTTAATCTATCAGAATTTGAAGAATCTTGATCCCAACGTCTCAATGTTCTCCATTTCTGAAGTTCTTCTTTGATTGATTCAGCAGCTATTCTAACCGCTTTACGTAACTTATCTTCATAATTGTCTTTGCTTTCTTGAAATTTATCAAGTTTTTCTTTAGCAGACTCTAAATCTTTCAAAGATTTTTCAAGATTTAATTTTTGTAAAAAACCTTTAAAGTTTTTTTCTATTTGTTTGCTAGTTTCCAAATGTATTTCAGACTCTATTTTTTTACGTCTATCAATAAATTTATCTTTTACGTACTTTTCTAAATACTCTAGCTCGTTTTTTCTGATAGGTATCATATTTCCTTTTAGTTTAGGGTATCGATCACTTGTAGGTACAATCAATACCCCATTGTTTATTTATGCCGACTCAGATAGATTAGTAATTGACTTTTCAGACAATTTAATCATTTGCTCAGCAGTTTGTTTTGTTGCTTCACTTGCATCCATTCGTGAACATACACGGATGAATAACGTAGTCGCAGATGTTTTTTGGCCCATTGGGTCCAACGTAGCTAATATCTTATTGCTTTTTACAGCAGTATGACATGTAGCTAATAAATGTGCGTAATAATCACACATTTTGCTATACTTATCTGCCACTCTTTCTTGTTGAGATTTAGTCAGCTTTTCTGTTGACATCTTCTTTTCTCTCTTTCTTCCTGATTTCGAATGGTAATTCCACTTCATCAGGCATGTTGTTTAGTACAGCATTGAATAGTCCAATACTGATTCTCACAGGTAGTGTAAGAATTTTTATTGTGTTATTTTTTATGTTGTCTATGTTTTTCATATTTTTTATTTAACCTTTCTAGTTTACTTTGAGTTTCACGATATTCTTGTGCAAACTCCTTCGTTCCTGGAATTGGATCGACATCTTTGGTGAGCCAATCCCAGCTCTTTTTAGTTACTATGCCTAATAGAGTGAAACCTACATATTTAACTATGTGGAATAACGGATTCATTATTTATTTCCCTTTCTATTTTGGCAAATTTTGCGTTAACTCTACTTTGTTCATGCACAGTCAAATCAATAAATTGATTAGGATCTTGCTTGAACTGGTTTAAGTCTAACCCAAAATGCTTTGCTAGTGTTAACAAATGACCGCATCTCATACGATTCTTAGCAGTCTCGTATTTATCATATTGTTGGTATGCTACCCCCATTATGTTTGCCATTTGTGTTAATGTTTTTTTCATTTTTTTTCTGATCAGATACAGATGCTTTGCTATCTGAATATCTTCTGTGTTTTTTCTCATATATTTCTTTCGCTGTACCAAAGAGTGATTTTAATACAAACAGCTCTCTTTTTTCGCTGCTTGTTTTTGATGTAACTACTCTTATGGTGTTTGGCTCTTTTGATTTATGATTTAGACGTATAACAACTAAATATCCTTGTTTAGGATATAAGATTGATTGATACGTCATGTGTTCAATATACGGAGTCCACCATTTCATTCTCTCCTGTTGTATAAAGCCACCAAATGGTAGGCTATATACTATTTCAAGAGATCGTTTTAATGGGACTCTCTTGTTTTTGAACCTGTTCTTTAATGTTATCACGTACATTGTTTTCAACCCATTTCTGAAGTTCACAGTATAGTCTGTATTTAACTTCGCTATCTGCCATTGAATCTATTAATGCTAATAATTCTTTGGCTTGATTCTCTTTGTTAAACATTATTTGATCTCTATTTTATAAAGTCGCATATTAATATCTTCTAACTTTTGATTTACTCTCATAAGTGTCATATTAATATTCTGTCTTTCTTCGGACTCTCTCATAAATTGTACGACTAGTATTAAGAATAATACAGTCTGTATTAGTAATAATGCTATCATCATGATTGTATTTGTTTCCATATTTTTATTGTTTAGTTAACCCCTGCACTAGACAGGGGCTAACGATTTCTGATTTATTCAGCAGTTAATCTTACTGCGATATCCTTTAATAGATTCTCTATGCTTTCAAGTTTTTCATCTTGAGCAATTAATCTATTATGAAGTACTTTAGGTATTAGAATACCAGCTTGTACTTTCTTGACATAATCACTATTCATGTCAATTGGCTTGTTTGTATAGTCAGTCATAGGTTCTCCTATTGTTAGTTATTTTGGGTTAATACCCAATCACTTGTGTTGGGTTATTTACCCTTTCTTTCTTGTTCTTTTCTATATTCAATATCAAATTCTTTTTGTTCTTTGAATTTTATATAAATGTTGTAAGCCGCCATTAAAACGGCAAACAACAGTCCAAGAAATACTATAGTCATTACTATTCCATAGAATATACTCATACTATACTCCTATCTAAGTTAGGTTTAATCATTCTTTCATAGAAAGTCTGATTGTCATACATCACATGGTATCTGTTGTATTCTTGCCACGTTAATGATTCTATAGTTTTATCATGGTTATCTAATAACCATTGTTCAAACTTATTTTCTTCGTATTTCATCATATAACTCCTTTAGTAAACTTACTGTTATAAAAACGGCAAGTAAACCCATTAGTATTATAGTTATTAACCAAGCAGTCATCATAGTTATTTCATCCTTTTAGTTCTAACAACAAATCTAGTTAGATAGTTCTCAAACTTTCTATCATGATTATGTGGTTTTTTCTTAGGAATTGGTACCAATGGTATTTCTGATACATTAAATAGCTCTAATTGTATCACCTTTTCATGTGTATTATTATACATGATATCTCCTTTAGTTAGTTATATCAGGAAGTTAATTGATTATTAACAATCAATAATCAGTTGCGTTCCCTCACAAAGTGAGGGGAACAGCAACGATACAAACAAGTAAATTATATAGACAGTACAATATAAATTCTTTCTAACAAGAAAGTGAAGTTGGGTGGGTTTTGCTCGAACCCCCAACGAGATAGCAGTAGTAAAATAGTAATGAAAGAGGGGGGTTTTGTATTAAACTCCATAACTTTAACAAAAACAACAATAATAGAAAGGTAAATATATGGCAGCACCAATAATAGGTGGTATATATTCAGCATTATCCAGATTTGGATATGGTGTAGCTAGATCATTAAGACCAAGTAAGGTGGGATCAGCTATTAAAAAGATTACCCCTGTAGCCGTCAAAGAAGCCCAATTTTCTCCAATGGTTACAAAAGGTATAGAGGGAGCTAAGAAAAAGATTTCTAGCGGTTATAGAAGCTTATACGCAGGAACTCTAGGTAGCGAAACTAAACGTAAAGTAACTAGTGGGGTATTAGGAACTTACGCAACAATGTCATTTCTCAATGGAGATGATGACGAATTAGAGGAGTAAACAAATGGTACTTAAGACAAATCTATCAAACCTAGCCCAAGCTGCAAAAGCAGTAGGCAAAGATGTAGTAGGCATGGTTAAATCTAAAGCTAAGAAACCTGCAAAAATGGTAAGAGAAGCAGGTAGAACTATTAGACGTAACCCTAAAAAATCTGCAGCAATAGGTGCGGCAGCAGCTGGAACTGGCTTCTATCTTTATAATGGCAAAAGAAATGCCTATGAAGAAGATGATATGATGTAATGGATCTAGAAAAACTAGCCGACCAAATTATACAATTATCTCCAGAACAAGCTCAACAATTACAAGTAATTTTAAAAGCGAAAGTAATGCCTGAAGTCGAAAAACAAAAAGGCTTACTAGATGAGCAAATGCAGAATCCACAAGTAGATCAAATGGCTAGACCAGTTGAACCTACTATGGCTCCACCAACAACTCGAGATGTTGCTTTACGCAGCTTATTGGGTTAATAGGTAATTAGAAAGGAGAAAATCTAATATGCCAATGGTAGGAAAAAAGAAATTTTCATATACAAAAAAAGGCATGGCAGCTGCTAAAAAGTTTGCTATGAAAAAAGGTATGAAAATGAAAAAGAAAAAAGGATATTAAATGCCTAGAGAACGATCAGTTCAAGACTTCATTGACCAGTTAAAAGAAATTTACGCAGAACAAGAAGAACTGCTAAATGATTTTGAAGCTGAGTTTGGCGAATTGTCAGACGATGATGATGACGATGAAGAATAAACCAAAGCTTGGTTCAGGCACACGATTTAAACAACTTACAAATAAGTTAGCTAAACGTGGTGTTAAGAATCCAAAAGCCTTAGCAGCATATATTGGAAGAAAAAAATATGGTAAAACAAAATTCCAACAATTAGCCGCTAAAGGAAAACGATAACATAGGGAGACCACATGAAAAAATTACCAGCAATTATACCAGGCGAAGGAGTTAGAACACAAAGAGAAACTATCTACAAAAGACCTGTAAACAAAAAAATAGTTGCTCAAAGAGGATTTGGTAGCTCAGTTAAATCTGTAATTAAAAAAGGTGTTAAGTTTGGTTTAGCAGGTGCAGCTCTAACAGGTGCTGGATATTATGCTTTTGAACCAGAAAGAAATTATGCTAAAGCTCCTAAGACTTACGAGCCAAGAGATTTAAGAAGTCCAATTATTTATAAACCATCAGAAGATTTTTAATGACTGAAGAAGTTAAAACAGAAATAGTTGACGTAAAGGTTGTTGAAGAAACATCTTTACCAGAAGTAAAATCTAATCTAGGAGGTAAAAGACCTGGAGCTGGGAGACCTGTAGGACCACGTAAACAAAGACAATGGAAGATGGTTGAACAACTTGCAACTAAGTATCAACAATCACCATTAGATTATATGTTGTCTGTACTTAATTGTCCAAAGACATCACCAGAAAGAAAATTATATGCAGCAGAAAAAGCAGCTCCATTTGTACATCCTAAACTTGCTAACTCAACAAGCAGAATAGGATTTGATGGACAGCTCAATATTAAAGTCAAGTGGGAAGAATAAAACCTACGAAGTTTCTGTAGGCTATAAACCTAGACCATTACAACGACAAGTACACGAATCATTAAAACGATTTAATGTATTAGTTTGTCATAGACGATTTGGAAAATCTGTACTTGCAATTAATGAATTAATTAAAACTGCAACAGATAAACCAAGATCTAAACTTGCATATATAGCTCCAACTTATAGACAGGGTAAAGCTATTGCTTGGGATTATTTAAAATTTTATACAAGACCACTAATGCAATTTGGTGGTGATCGTAATGAATCTGAACTACGAGTAGATTTATTTAATGAATCACGCATACAAATTTATGGGGCAGATAATGCCGATTCACTTCGAGGTATGGGATTTAATGGTGTCGTACTAGATGAGTATGCAATCATGTCGCCAAGAACTTGGACAGAAATTATTAGACCTGCAATCTCAGATACAAATGGTTGGGTTATATTTATTGGAACTCCAATGGGCCATAATCAATTCTGGGAAGTTTACGATTATGCAAAACGTGGACACAAAGATTGGTTCGGTCAATTATATAGAGCTTCAGAAACTGAAATTATTCCAAGCGATGAATTAAAAGAAGCTCAGTCTATTATGACTGAGGAGCAATACAATCAAGAATTTGAATGTTCATTTACTGCAGCAGTAAGTGGTAGTTACTATGGTAAACTAATTACAGCAGCTGACAATGATAAAAGAATTTGTGAAGTACCTTACGATACATCTATACCAGTTGAGACTTGGTGGGATTTAGGTATTGGAGATTCAACAGCAATTTGGTTTGTTCAAAGAGTTGGTGAAGAAATACACGTTATAGATTATTACGAAACATCAGGTGAAAGTTTATATCACTATGCTGAAGTTTTAGAGAAAAAAAATTATAACTATAATAGACATGTAGCTCCACATGATATAGTAGCTAGAGAACTAGGTACTGGTAAATCAAGATTAGAAGTAGCTAATGAAATCGGAATAGATTTTGAAATTGCTGCTAAACTTGAAGTAGATCACGGAATTGAAAGTGTTAGAAATACTTTGCCATATTGTTATTTTGATAGAGAAAAATGTAAGATAGGTTTAGATGCCTTACGTCAATATCGAAAACAATGGGATGAAAGAAACCAAGTATTTAAAAATAAACCTTTGCATGACTGGTGTTCCCATGCAGCAGACGCATTTAGATATGGGTGTGTGCATAGTCCAATTGATACAAGTCAATGGACAAAACCAATCTATATAGATACAAAATACGTAATATGAAAACTGAACGAGAAATTATAGCAATATTAAATAAAGAAATTAAATCATCTACTGGTTTTATCGGTGGTGAAATAGTTAATAGAAGAAAAAAATCATTAGAGTTTTATTTAGGAAAACCTTTTGGTAATGAAGTAGAAGGCAGATCACAAGTCGTAAGTACAGATGTTTCTGATACTGTTGAAAGTTTATTGCCTTCATTAATGAGAATATTTACTGCTGGTGAAAATGTATTTCATTGTGAGCCAGTAGGTGTTGAAGATTCTGAAACTGCTAGACAATGTTCTGATTATTTAAATTATATTTTCTATAAAGAAAACTCAGGGTTCATAAGTTTATATACTGCATTTAAAGATGCACTTATTCAACGTAATGGAATTTTAAAAGTTTATTGGGATAACTCACAAAGAACTACAAGAGAAGAATATAAAAGATTAACAACTGATGAATACAATCTTTTAATTAATGATAAAGAAATTGAAATTGCAGAACATAGTGAATATGAAGAATCATTATTAGATCAAGATAATAATGAAATAGATAAAATTACTTATCACGATATTGTAATTAAAAAAACAGAATCATTTGGTCAAGTTAAAATTGAACCAGTACCGCCAGAAGAATTTTTAATTGAACGTCAAGCTAAATCAATTGATACAGCTAACTTTGTTTGTCATAGAACTAATATGACTCGATCTCAATTAATTGAAATGGGATTTGATAAAGATGAAATTAATAAACTTCCTACTGGTAATTCTATTGATTACTTAGAAGATAATCAAGTAAGATACCAAGAAGATCTTGTTGGTTTAAATGACGATGGAGACAAATCATCTGATGAAATTTTAATTCATGAATGTTATTCTAGAATAGATATTAATGATGATGGCAAAGCAGAATTAGTAAAAATATTATTAGCAGGAGATTCTACTTACAAAGCACTTAGTATTGAAGAAGTAGATTCAATGCCATTTGTTTCTATAACTCCTGTAATTATGCCACATAGATTTTATGGCAGATCAGTTTCTGAATTAGTAGAAGATATACAATTAATTAAATCAACTGTAATGAGACAAATGTTAGATAATATGTATCTAACAAATAATAATCGTATTGCAGTACAAGACGGACAAGTTTCATTAGATGATCTATTAACTAATAGACCAGGCGGTATTGTTAGAACTAAACAACCACCAGCTAATGTTATGATGGCTATGAACACCCAACCAATTGGTGATCAAGCTGCAGGACTATTAGGTTATTTAGATTCAGTTAAAGAATCTAGAACTGGTATTACAAGACAATCACAAGGATTAGATCCAAATACTTTAAACAAAACAGCAACTGGTATTAACCAGATCTTAACACAATCTCAAATGAGAATGGAGTTAATTGCTAGAATATTTGCTGAAACAGGTATTAAAGATTTAGGATATAAAATGTTTGAGCTAGTTTGTAAGTATCAACAAAAAGAAAAAATATTAAAAATTCGTGGGAAGTTTATTCCTATGAGACCATTTGAATGGCGAGACAAAGTTAATGTTACTGTATCTGTAGGACTAGGCACAGGATCTAAAGAACAACAATTAATTTTATTAACTTCAATCCTTGAAAGACAATTACAAGCTATAAACCTTCAACAGAATGTTTACGGTCCAATGGTTAATTTAAGGAACATTTATAATACATTAAAGAAACTTATAGAGAACGCAGGACTTGGTAATGTAGATCCTTACTTTATGGATCCAGATGTGGGACAAGCTCAAATGCCACAGTTACCTCCTAAACCTCCAACTGAATTTGAAAAAGTTTCATTAGCTCAAGTACAAGGTCAAAACGAAAGAGAAGTTATTAAAACTAATGTTGAGTTAAAACGTATTGAAGCTGAAATGAGAGCTAAATTACTTGACTATGAACTTCAAATCAAAGAATTAGAGCTTAAATATAATACTAAGATAAATGAGATTGATTTAAAGAGCAGATCTATGATAGAATCTCAAAAACTTGCTACAACAGGTGATATATTTAAAAAAATAATGGAAGGACAAAAAGAGTTTTTTAATAATGGACAACAAAATTCCACAATCGAACCTGGATCAACAGATTCTCAGGGGTAAACAAGCTTCTATCTTATTAGAAGAACCCTTGCTGAAAGAAGCTTTTGAATATTTATCTGAATCTTATAGATCAGAAATATTTAAAACTTCATATTCCGACCACGAACAAAGACAAGTTCTTTGGATGGCATTTAATATGCTAGACAAAATTAAAGGACATCTTGTTAGTGTAATGGAGACTGGCAAACTAGCTGCCCATGAGCTAGATAACCTAAAACGTCAATCGTAATAATTACGAAACGATAACCCTAAAGGAGCATATATGGCAGATGATAAATCTGTACAAGGTGCTGCTGAGAAAATACTTGGTTTACTGAATCCTAAACAAGGACAATCAGCACCAGTAGTCAAAGCAGAACCATCAGTAGAGCCTGAAGTTAAAACTCAGGATGTTTCAAATGACAATCAATCACAGTCTGACGAAATTGTTGAAGAAGCCGTAGCTACTGAAAACATAACAGAAGAAAATACAGAACAACCAACACAACAAGAAGAAGTTGAGAAACCAAATCTCCACCGAGTAAAAGTACAAGGTCAAGAGCTTGAGGTTACTCTCGATGAACTTAAGTCTGGTTATTCTAGAGATTCAGATTACAGACAAAAAACTCATCAATTATCACTTGATAAGAAAAATCTTGAAAGTGAAAAAGAGAGTTTACGTCAGACTTATGATTCTCGAATTAAAGAACTTAATAATGCAATTCAATCTGCAGATTTACTCTTTAAAGAACAGTTAGGTGCTACCGATCTTAATCGATTATACGAAGAAGATCCTAGTCATGCGGCTAAGTTAGAGTTTAAAATTAGACAACAACAAACTCGCATTAATGATTTACGTAAAAAAGCTGATGAAGCTTTTCAAAGTGAATTTACTAACTATCTTAAAAAAGAAATAAAACTTGCAGAAGAACGCATACCTGAGTTTGCAGATCCAGTAAAATCTACTGAGTTTAAACATAATGCTAAAAAAGTTTTAGCTGATTATGGATTTAAAGATAATGAAATATCTTCATTAACAGATCATAGATTCTTATTGGTTCTTAAAGATGCCATGCAATTTAAAAACTCTAAAGCACCTAAAGACCTTTCTCCAAAAAAGGTAGTTACTGCTCCAAAAGTTATTAAAGCTGGTATTGCTAAAACAGATAGTTCAGTTCGTGATATCATAAAACAAAAAATTGGGAAAGTAAGAAAGACTGGTCGCATGGAAGATGCACAGTCTGCCATACTTCAAATGATAACACAAAAAAAATAAGGAAAAATAAATGGCACAACCATCAAATACTTTCGATACTTACGATGCAATAGGTATTAGAGAGGACTTACAAGATGTGATTTATTCTATTTCTCCAACTGACACTCCTTTTATGAGTGCAGCTGCTAGAGAACAAGTTAAATCAACAACACACGAATGGCAAACAGACGCACTTGCTGCAGCATCAACATCTAATGCTGTAATCGAGGGCGATGAAGCTACTCTTGATGCTTCTACAGCTACATCTAGACTTGCAAACAAAACGCAAATCATGGACAAAACTGTAGTTATTACAGGCACTCAAGAAGCAGTTGATAAAGCTGGTAGAGCAAGTGAATTAGCTTATCAAATTGCTAAAAAATCAAAAGAACTAAAACGAGACATCGAAGCTACTTTACTTGCTAACCAAGCTAAAGTAACTGGTGATGCTTCAACTGCAAGAAAATTTGCATCTCTTGGAGCATGGGTGTTTTCGAATGACTCATTAGGATCTAGCGGTGTATCTCCAACTGGAGATGGTACTGATGCTAGAACTGATGGAACACAAAGAGCTTTCACAGAAGATCAACTGAAAACAGTTATCAAATCTGTATGGAACGCAGGTGGAAATCCTTCAGTACTAATGGTTGGTCCTTTCAACAAACAAAAAGTATCTGGATTCACAGGTGGATCTACTAGATTTGATGCTTCAGAAGATAAAACATTATACGCAAGTATTGATGTTTATTCATCTGACTTCGGTGATCTAGAAGTTGTACCTAACAGATTCTCTAGAGATAGAGATGCGTGGGTTCTGGATATGGACTACTGGTCAGTAGGTTTCTTAAGAGACTTCACTATGCACGAGTTATCAAAAACTGGTGATAGCGAAAAAAGACAGCTTTTAGTTGAGCTTACTTTAATCTCTAGAAACGAAGGTGCTAGTGGACTTGTTGCAGACTTAACAACGTCATAGTATAAATAATTAGAGGGGGAGAATAATCTCCCCTTCTTTAACTTTTTGTTTGGTCTTTGAAGTCTTAAAGACGGAACGAAGCAAACATAGGAAAATAAAATGAGAACATTAAACGACTACTTTTTAACTGCTAGATTAGCAGATGTATCTGCAGCTAGTTCAGTTAATATCGCTGTACCTGATGATGGAAAAATTATTAAAA